GGACGTGAACCTGATATGTCAGGAAGTGCGGCAGATATTGCACAGCGTGTGGCAGAGCTGGAAGAGGAGCTTGATGACACGGATGACGCTGCCGATCAGGACACCTCTCTCAGCCCGGAAAATGCGCTGACCGGGCATGAAAATGAGGTGGTATCAGCGCAGCCGGATACCGTGATTCAGGATACGGCAGCTCTGGTCACGGTCGTGGCACTGGTGACGCTGCATACCGATGTACTTCACGCCACGCGGGATGAGCCTGTGGATTTTGTGCTGCCGGGAACGGCGTTCCGTGTCTCTGCCGGTGTGGCAGCTGAAATGACAGAGCGCGGCCTGGCCAGAATGCAATAACGGGAGGCGCTGTGGCTGATTTCGATAACCTGTTCGATGCTGCCATTGCCTGCGCCGATGAAACGATACGCGGGTACATGGGAACGTCAGCCACCATGACATCCGGTGAGCAGTCCGGTGCTGTGATACGTGGTGTTTTTGATGATCCTGAAAATATCAGCTATGCCGGACAGGGCGTGCGCGTTGAAGGCTCCAGCCCGTCCCTGTTTGTCCGGACTGATGATGTGCGGCAGCTGCGGCGTGGAGACACGCTGACCATCGGTGAGGAAAACTTCTGGGTAGATCGGGTTTCGCCGGATGATGGTGGAAGCTGTCATCTCTGGCTTGGGCGGGGCGTACCGCCTGCCGTTAACCGTCGCCGCTGAAAGGGGGATGTATGACCATAAAAGGCCTTGAGAAGGCCGTTGAAAACCTCAGCCGTATCAGTAAAACGGCGGTGCCGGCTGCTTCAGCAATGGCCATTAACCGCGTGGCCACAACGGCGATTAATCAGTCTTCCTCTCAGGTCGCCCGTAAAACCCGGGTGCAGCGAAAACTGGTTAAAGAGCGTTCTCGGCTGAAACGGGCTACGGTCAGAAATCCGAACGCAAAAATTATCGTTAACCGCGGTGATTTGCCTGTTATTAAGCTGGGGATCAGGATGCTCGGTCATCGCCCGAACAGCATACTCAAAGCCGGTCAGCATCGTTATCAGCGGGCATTCATCCAGCGATTAAATAATGGTCGCTGGCATGTCATGCAGCGTCTGCCCGAAGCCAGGTATGCGAAGGGCAATGACGATAAAGGAAGGAAAAAGCGTAATCGTCTTCCCATTCAGGTGGTGAAAATTCCGATGGCGGCCCCACTGAAACAGGCTTTTGATGAGAACGTTAACCGTATCCGGCGCGAACGTCTGCCTAAAGAACTGAGCTATGCGCTGAAACAACAACTGAGGATTGTGATAAAGCGATGAAACATACTGAACTCCGTGCAGCCGTACTGGATGCACTGGAGAAACATGATACCGGGGCGACGCTTTTTGATGGTCGCCCCGTTGTTTTTGATGAGGCGGATTTTCCGGCAATTGCCGTTTATCTCACCGGCGCTGAATACACGGGCGAAGAGCTGGACAGCGATACCTGGCAGGCGGAGCTGCATATCGAAGTTTTCCTGCCTGCTCAGGTGCCGGATTCAGAGCTGGATGCGTGGATGGAGTCCCGGATTTATCCGGTGATGAGCGATATCCCGGCACTGTCAGATTTGATCACCAGTATGGTGGCCAGCGGCTATGACTACCGGCGCGATGATGATGCGGGCCTGTGGAGTTCAGCCGATCTGACTTATGTCATTACCTATGAAATGTGAGGACGATATGCCTGTACCAAATCCAGCAATACCGGTGAAAGGTGCCGGAACCACCCTGTGGGTTTATCAGGGGAACGGCGACCCTTATGCGAACCCGCTTTCAGACGTTGACTGGTCGCGTCTGGCAAAAGTTAAAGACCTGACGCCCGGCGAACTGACCGCAGAGCCCTATGACGACAGCTATCTCGATGATGAAGATGCGGACTGGACTGCGACCGGGCAGGGGCAGAAATCCGCCGGAGATACCAGCTTCACGCTGGCGTGGATGCCCGGAGAGCAGGGGCAGCAGGCGCTGCTGGCGTGGTTTAATGAAGGTGATACCCGTGCCTATAAAATCCGCTTCCCGAACGGTACGGTCGATGTGTTCCGTGGCTGGGTCAGCAGTATCGGTAAGGCGGTGACAGCGAAGGAAGTGATCACCCGCACAGTGAAGGTCACCAATGTGGGCCGTCCGTCGATGGCTGAAGATCGCAGCACGGTAACAGCGGCAACCGGCATGACCGTGACGCCTGCCAGCACCTCGGTGGTGAAAGGGAAGAGCACCACGCTGACCGTGGCATTCCAGCCGGAGGGCGCAACCGACAAGAGCTTCCGTGCAGTGTCAGCGGATAAAACAAAAGCCACCGTGTCGGTCAGTGGTATGACCATCACCGTGAACGGCGTTGCTGCAGGTAAGGTCAACATTCCGGTCGTATCCGGTAATGGTGAACTTGCTGCGGTTGCAGAAATCACCGTCACCGACAGTTAATCCGGAGAGTCAGCGATGTTCCTGAAAACTGAATCATTTGAATATAACGGCGTAAGCGTCACGCTTTCTGAACTGTCAGCCCTGCAGCGTATTGAGCATCTCGCCCTGCTGAAACGACAGGCAGAGCGGGCGGGAGGTGGCGATAACCTGCTGGTGAGCGTGGAAGATCTCGTCAGAACCGGCGCTTTTCTGGTAGCGATGTCCCTGTGGCATAACCATCCGCAGAAGACAAAGATGCCGTCCATGGATGAAGCCGTTAAACAGATTGAGCAGGAAGTGCTTACCACCTGGCCCACAGAGGCAATTGCTCAGGCTGAAAATGTGGTAATGCGTCTGTCCGGTATGTCTGAGTTTGTGGTGAATAATGCTCCTGAGCAGACAGAAGACGCCGGGCCTGCAGAGCCTGTGTCTGCGGGAAAGTGTTCGACGGTGAGCTGAGTTTTGCCCTGAAACTGGCGCGCGAGATGGGGCGACCCGACTGGCGCGCCATGCTTGCCGGGATGTCATCCACGGAGTATGCCGACTGGCACCGCTTTTACAGCACCCATTATTTTCATGATGTTCTGCTGGATATGCACTTTTCCGGGCTGACGTACACCATGCTCAGCCTGTTTTTCAGCGATCCGGATCTGCATCCGCTGGATTTCAGTCTGCTGAACCGGCGTGAGGTTGATGATGCGTCTGAAGATGATGTGCTGATGCAGAAAGCAGCAGGGCTTGCCGGAGGCGTCCGCTTTGATCCGGACGGGAATGAAATTATCCCCGCGCCCCCGGATGTGGCGGATATGACGGAGGATGACGTAATGCTGATGACAGTATCAGAAGGGATCGCAGGAGGAGTCCGGTATGGCTGAACCGGTAGGCGATCTGGTCATTGATTTAAGTCTGGATGCGGCCAGATTTGACGAGCAGATGGCCAGAGTCAGGCGTCATTTTTCCGGTACGGAAAGTGATGCGAAAAAAACAGCGGCAGTCGTTGAACAGTCGATGAACCGGCAGGCGCTGGCTGCACAGAAAGCGGGGATTTCCGTCGGGCAGTATAAAGCCGCCATGCGTATGCTGCCTGCGCAGTTCACTGACGTGGCCACGCAGCTTGCAGGGGGGCAGAACCCGTGGCTTATCCTGCTGCAACAGGGCGGTCAGGTGAAGGACTCCTTCGGCGGGCTGATCCCCATGTTCAGGGGGCTTGCCGGTGCGGTCAGCCTGCCGGTGGCGGGGATCGCCGCACTGGTAGCGGCAACCGGTACGCTGGCGTATGCCTGGTATCAGGGCGACCGGACCCTGTCTGAGTTCAATAAAACGCTGATTCTTTCCGGTAATCAGGCCGGGCTGACGGCCGATCGTATGCTGTCCCTGTCCAGAGCCGGGCAGGCGGCAGGGCTGACGTTTAACCAGACCAGCGAATCACTGACGGCGCTGGTGAATGCCGGTGTGCGTGGCGGTGAGCAGTTTGAGGCAATCAGCCAGAGTGTGGCGCGTTTTGCTTCTGCATCTGGCGTGGAGGTGGAAAAAGTTGCTGAAGCCTTCGGGAAGCTGACCAGTGACCCGACGTCGGGGCTGGCGGCGATGGCGCACCAGTTTCATAACGTAACGGCGGAGCAGATTGCGTATGTTGCCCAGTTGCAGCGTTCCGGCGATGAGGCCGGGGCACTGCAGGCGGCTAACGAGGCCGCAACGAAAGGGTTTGATGACCAGACCCGACGCCTGAAAGAGAACATGGGCACGCTGGAGACCTGGGCAGACAGGGCCACGCAGGCATTCAAATCCATGTGGGATGCGGTGCTGGATATTGGTCGCCCGGAGTCCTCTGCCGATATGCTGGCGAAAGCGGAAAAAGCTTTTGATGAAGCGGACAAGAAGTGGCAGTGGTATCAGAGCAGGAGTCACCGGCGCGGTAAAACCTCAGCGTTTCTTTCCAATCTCCGGGGAGCATGGGAGGACAGGGCGAATGCGCAACTTGGGCTTTCAGCCGCCACGTTACAGGCCGATCTTGAAAAGGCCAGTGAGATGGCAGCAAAGGATCGGGCTGAGTCTGAGGCGTCACGGCTGAAATATACCGAAGAGGCGCAGAAAGCTTACGAACGGCTGCAGACGCCGCTGGAGAAATATACTGCCCGTCAGGAGGAACTGAACAGGGCGCTGAAAGACGGGAAAATCCTGCAGGCAGATTACAACACGCTGATGGCGGTGGCGAAAAAGGACTATGAAGCGACGCTGAAAAAGCCGAAACAGTCCGGCGTGAAGGTGTCTGCGGGCGATCGTCAGGAGGACAGTGCTCATGCTGCCCTGCTGACGCTTCAGGCAGAACTCCGGATGCTGGAGAAGCATGCCGGGGCGAATGAGAAAATCAGCCAGCAGCGCCGGGATTTATGGAAAGCGGAAAATCAGTATGCGGTCCTGAAAGAGGCCGCCACGAAGCGGCAGTTATCTGAGCAGGAAAAATCCCTGCTGGCCCATGAGAAAGAGACGCTGGAGTACAAACGCCAGCTGGCTGAGCTGGGCGACAAGGTTGAACACCAGAAACGGCTGAATGCGCTGGCACAGCAGGCGGCGCGGTTTGAACAGCAGCAGAGCGCGAAGCAGGCGGCAATCAGCGCAAAAGCCCGCGGTCTCACCGATCGTCAGGCGCAGCGTGAGTCGGAAGAGCGGCGCCTTCGTGACGTGTACGGCGATAATCCGGATGCGCTGGCGAAGGCCACATCTGCACTGAAGAACACCTGGTCTGCGGAGGATCAGCTTCATGGAAGCTGGATGGCCGGGCTGAAGTCCGGCTGGGGCGAGTGGGCGGAAAGTGCGACAGACAGTTTTTCGCAGGTTAAAAGTGCTGCCACGCAGACCTTTGATGGTATTGCACAGAATATGGCGGCAATGCTGACCGGCAGTGAGCAGAACTGGCGCAGCTTCACCCGTTCCGTGCTGTCCATGCTGACAGAGATTTTTCTGAAGCAGGCAATGGTGGGAATTGTCGGGGGTATCGGCAGTGCCATTGGCGGTGCTGTTGGTGGTGGTGCCTCAGCTTCAACCGGTACAGCCATTCAGGCCGCTGCGGCGAAATTCCATTTTGCGACCGGAGGATTTACGGGAACCGGTGGCAAATATGAGCCTGCGGGGATTGTTCACCGCGGTGAATTTGTCTTCACGAAGGAGGCAACCAGCCGGATTGGCGTGGGGAATCTCTACCGGCTGATGCGCGGCTATGCCACCGGCGGTTATGTCGGTGGCACCGGAAGTCCGGCGCAAATGCGGCGTTCAGAGGGTATCAGATTTGAGCAGAACAACAACGTGGTGATTCAGAACGACGGCACGAATGGTCTGCCAGGACCACAAATGCTGAAGGCGGTGTATGACATGGCCCGCAAGGGTGCCCGTGATGAAATTCAGGCACAGATGCGTGATGGTGGTCAGTTCTCCGGAGGTGGACGATGAAAACCTTTCACTGGAAAGTGAAACCCGGCATGGAAGTGGCTTCGGCCCCTTCTGTCAGGGAGGTGCGCTTTGGTGATGGCTATTCCCAGCGTGCGCCTGCCGGGCTGAATGCCGACCTGAAAACCTACAGCGTGACGCTTTTTGTCTCCCGCGGGGAGGCCACGGCGCTGGAGTCGTTTCTGGCAGAGCACGGAGGCTGGAAAGCCTTTCTGTGGACGCCGCCTTATGGTTACAGGCAGATAAAGGTGACCTGCGCAAAATGGACGTCGCGGGTCAGTATGTTGCGTGTTGAGTTCAGCGCAGAGTTTAAGCAGGTGGTGAACTGATGCAGGATATCCGGCAGGAAACACTGAATGAATGTACCCGTGCGGAGCAGTCGGCCAGCGTGGTGCTCTGGGAAATCGACCTGACAGAGGTCGGTGGTGAACGTTATTTTTTCTGTAATGAGCAGAACGAAAAAGGCGAACCTGTCACCTGGCAGGGGCGACAGTATCAGGCGTATCCCATTCAGGGGAGCGGTTTTGAACTGAATGGCAAGGGGGCCAGCGCCAGACCAGTGCTGAGCGTGTCCAATCTGTATGGTCTGGTCACCGGGATGGTGGAGGATTTGCAGAGTCTGGTTGGCGGAACGGTGGTCAGGCGTAAGGTTTACGCCCGTTTTCTGGATGCGGTGAACTTCGTCAACGGAAACAGTGAAGCCGACCCGGAGCAGGAGGTGGTCAGTCGCTGGCGCATTGAGCAGTGCAGTGAACTGACGGCGGTTGGTGCCTCCTTTGTGCTCGCCACACCGACGGAAACGGATGGCGCTGTTTTTCCGGGGCGTATCATGCTGGCCAACACCTGCACCTGGACCTATCGTGGTGATGAGTGCGGTTATCACGGTCCGGCAGTCGCGGATGAATATGACCAGCCGACGTCCGATATCACTAAGGATAAATGCAGCAAATGCCTGAGCGGCTGTAAGTTCCGCAATAACGTCGGCAACTTTGGCGGCTTCCTTTCCATTAACAAACTTTCGCAGTAAATCCCATGACACAGACAGAATCAGCGATTCTGGCGCACGCCCGGCGATGTGCGCCAGCGGAGTCGTGCGGCTTCGTGGTGAGAACGCCGGAGGGGGAAAGATATTTCCCCTGCGTGAATATCTCCGGTGAGCCGGAGGCGTATTTCCGTATGTCGCCGGAAGACTGGCTGCAGGCAGAAATGCAGGGTGAGATTGTGGCGCTGGTCCACAGCCACCCCGGTGGTCTGCCCTGGCTGAGTGAGGCCGACCGGCGGCTGCAGGTGCAGAGTGATTTGCCGTGGTGGCTGGTCTGCCGGGGGACGATTCATAAGTTCCGCTGTGTGCCGCATCTCACCGGGCGGCGCTTTGAGCACGGGGTGACGGACTGTTACACGCTGTTCCGGGATGCGTACCATCTGGCGGGGATTACGCTGCCTGATTTTCATCGTGAGGATGACTGGTGGCGTCACGGTCAGAATCTCTATCTGGATAACCTTGAAACACAGGGTTTTTACCGTGTCGCACTGACAGAGGCACAGCCGGGCGATGTGCTGCTGTGCTGCTTTGGTTCATCGGTGCCGAATCATGCCGCCATTTACTGTGGTGACGGTGAGCTGCTGCACCATATTCCTGAACAACTGAGCAAACGAGAGAGGTATACCGACAAATGGCAGCGACGCACACACTCCGTCTGGCGTCACCGGGCATGGCACGCATCTGCCTTTACGGGGATTTGCAACGATTTGGCCGCCGCATCGACCTGCGTGTGAAAACAGGTGCCGAAGCCATCCGGGCGCTGGCCACACAGCTCCCGGCGTTTCGTCAGAAACTGAGCGACGGCTGGTATCAGGTGCGGATAGCAGGGAAAGATACAGGAGAGAGGGAGCTGTCTTCCCGTCTGCATGAGCCGCTTCCTGATGGCGCAGTGATACACCTGGTTCCCCGGACAGCCGGCGCTAAAAACGGCGGTGTTTTCCAGATTGTTCTGGGGGCTGTCGCCATTGCGGCCTCGTTTGTTACTGCAGGAGCCTCTCTGGCTATGTGGGGCGCAGCATTGAGTGCCACAACACTGAGCGCCACTACAGTCCTGTTTTCTCTCGGTGCCAGTATGATTCTGGGTGGTGTGGCACAGATGCTGGCCCCGAAACCGAAAACGCCCCGCATGCAGACAACGGATAACGGCAAACAGAACACCTATTTTTCCTCGCTGGATAACATGGTTGCCCAGGGCAATGTTCTGCCTGTTCTGTACGGTGAAATGCGCGTGGGGTCACGGGTGATTTCACAGGAAATCAGCACGGCAGATGAAGGAAACGGCGGTCAGGTTGTGGTGATTGGACGATAAAAAAGCGGAAGCAGTTTCCGTGGCCCCTTCCGGAAAGTATATCCCGTATCTTTATGCCGGTAAGGGAATAGTTGTAAACGGAGGGATGATACTGAAAAAAGCACAGGCACTAAAACCGTGTCAGTATTCTCTGAGAGTCCGCTCACAGAACTGGAGTAGCATAAAAACAAAATATGTAATTTAATTAAATAAGGTAAAATATAATATTATATAAATTAACAGATATGTTCACGTGCGGGCCCGTCATAATACCCGCAATACACAAAGCGTATGTTGCCTGTCTCTCTGACAGACAAGATAAATTTTCTTTTTTTATATAAATAAAAAAACAGGGCAGTGGTGCCCTGAAAGATTTCGTGGAATGTTGTTTATTATGACTTGCTGATGCGCTACATGCAGACAGGAGCATTCTATGCAGAAATAACCACAGGTAAAGACCATTTTATTTGTATGGTTATTGAGATCACAAAAAAAACAGGGCGGTGGAACCCTGTAAACATCACGGTATTGAAATTTATCGTAGTTATTAACCCGACATCGTCGGATAAGAAAATAATACATCGTTTTTCATCAGAATAAACCCTTCCATGCGCCTGCGGGCGCATTTTTATATTCAGGAGCTGATTATGGGAAAAGGTGGCGGTAAAGCCCGCACCCCCCGCGAGGCCAGAGATAATCTTAAATCTTCCCAGTTGCTGAGTGTGATTGATGCCATCAGCGAAGGGCCGGTTGAAGGTCCGGTGGATGGACTGAAAAGCGTGCTGCTGAACGGCACGCCGGTGCTGGACAGCAAGGGGAATACCAACATCTCCGGCGTCACGGTGGTGTTCCGTGCCGGTGAGCAGGAGCAGACGCCGCCGGAGGGATTTGAATCATCCGGTTCAGAAACCGTTATCGGTGCAGAATTAAAATATGACAATCCGCTCACCCGCACCATCACGTCAGCAAACATCGACCGTCTGCGCCTGACTTTCGGTGTGCAGGCACTGGTGAAAACCACCTCAAAGGGAGACAGGGAGCCGTCGGAGGTCCGCCTGCTGGTTCAGATACAGCGTAACGGTGGCTGGGTGACGGAAAAAGACATCACCATTAAGGGAAAAACCACCTCGCAGTATCTGGCCTCGGTGGTGGTGGATAACCTGCCTCCGCGCCCGTTCAGTATCCGGATGCGCAGGATGACGCCGGACAGCACCACAGACCAGCTTCAGAACAAAACGGTCTGGTCGTCATACACCGAAATCATCGATGTGGAGCAGCGCTACCCGAACACGGCACTGGTCGGCCTGCAGGTGGACTCGGAACAGTTCGGCAGCCAGCAGGTGAACCGTAATTATCATTTTCGCGGGCGCATTCTGCAGGTGCCGTCGAACTATAACCCGCAGACGCGGCAATACAGCGGTATCTGGGACGGGACCTTAAAACCGGCATACAGCAATAATCCTGCCTGGTGTCTGTGGGATATGCTGACCCACCCGCGCTATGGTATGGGAAAACGTCTTGGTGCGGCAGATGTGGACAAATGGGCGCTGTATGTCATCGGCCAGTACAGCGACCAGTCGGTACCCGACGGATTTGGCGGCACGGAACCGCGCATCACCTGTAACGCGTACCTGACCACACAGCGCAAGGCGTGGGATGTGCTCAGTGATTTCTGCTCGGCGATGCGCTGTATGCCGGTATGGAACGGGCAGACGCTGACGTTCGTGCAGGACCGGCCATCAGATAAGGTATGGACCTATACCCGCAGTAATGTGGTGATGCCGGGTGATGGTGCGCCGTTCCGCTACAGCTTCAGCGCCCTGAAGGACCGCCATAATGCCGTTGAGGTGAACTGGACTGACCCGGATAACGGCTGGGAGACGGCGACAGAGCTTGTGGAGGACACGCAGGCCATTGCCCGTTACGGTCGTAACGTCACGAAGATGGATGCTTTTGGCTGTACCAGCCGGGGGCAGGCACACCGCGCCGGGCTGTGGCTGATTAAAACAGAACTGCTGGAAACGCAGACCGTGGACTTCAGCGTGGGTGCTGAAGGGCTTCGCCATGTACCGGGCGATGTCATTGAAATCTGCGATGATGACTATGCCGGTATCAGCACCGGCGGGCGCGTGCTGGCGGTGAACAGCCAGACCCGGACGCTGACGCTCGACCGCGAAATCACGCTGCCATCCTCCGGCACCACGCTGATAAGTCTGGTTGACGGTCAGGGCAATTCGGTCAGCGTGGAGGTTCAGTCCGTCACCGACGGCGTGAAGGTGAAAGTGAGCCGTGTTCCTGACGGTGTTGCTGAATACAGCGTATGGGGGCTGAAGTTGCCGGCGCTGCGCCAGCGTCTGTTCCGCTGCGTGAGTATCCGTGAGAACGATGACGGCACGTATGCCATCACTGCCGTGCAGCATGTACCGGAAAAAGAGGCCATCGTGGATAACGGGGCGCACTTTGACGGCGGTCAGGGCGGCACGGTGAATGGTGTCACGCCGCCAGCGGTGCAGCACCTGACCGCCGAAGTCACCGCAGACAGCGGGGAATATCAGGTGCTGGCGCGCTGGGACACGCCGAAGGTGGTGAAGGGCGTGAGCTTCCTGCTTCGCCTGACCGTGGCAGCGGATGACGGCAGTGAGCCGCTGGTCAGCACGGCCCGGACGACGGAAACCGAATATCGTTTCAGGCAACTTGCACCGGGGAACTACAGGCTGACAGTCCGGGCGGTAAATGCGTGGGGGCAGCAGGGCGATCCGGCATCGGTATCGTTCCGGATAGCCGCACCGGCAGCACCGTCGCGGATTGAGCTGACGCCGGGCTATTTTCAGATAACCGCCACGCCGCATCTTGCGGTTTATGATCCGACGGTACAGTTTGAGTTCTGGTTCTCGGAAAAGCGGATTACCGATATCAGGCAGGTTGAAACCACAGCCCGCTACCTTGGCACGGCGCTGTACTGGATAGCCGCCAGTATCAATATCAAACCGGGCCATGATTATTATTTTTATATCCGCAGTGTGAACACTGTTGGCAAATCGGCATTTGTGGAGGCTGTCGGTCGGGCGAGCGATGATGCGGAAGGTTACCTGGATTTTTTCAAAGGCCAGATAACCGAATCCCATCTCGGCAAGGAGCTGCTGGAAAAAGTCGAGCTGACGGAGGATAACGCCAGCAAACTGGAGGAGTTTTCGAAAGAGTGGAAAGACGCCAACGATAAATGGAATGCCATGTGGGGCGTCAAAATTGAGCAGACCAAAGACGGCAAACATTATGTCGCGGGTATTGGCCTCAGCATGGAGGACACGGAGGAAGGCAAGCTGAGCCAGTTTCTGGTTGCCGCTAACCGTATCGCGTTTATTGACCCGGCAAACGGGAATGAAACGCCGATGTTTGTGGCGCAGGGCAACCAGATATTCATGAACGACGTGTTCCTGAAGCGCCTGACGGCCCCCACCATTACCAGCGGTGGCAGTCCTCCGGTATTTTCCCTGACATCAGATGGAAAGCTGACCGCTAAAAATGCGGATATCAGTGGCAGTGTGAATGCGAACTCAGGAACGCTCAACAATGTCACGATTAACCAGAACTGTACGATTAAGGGCATGCTGGAGGCGACCCAGGTCAGAGGGGATTTCGTTAAAGCTGTATCAAAAGCCTTCCCGAAAAAAGTCGGTACGTGGGGTAACACGGAAACACCAAACGGTACGGTTACAGTCACCATCAGCGATGATCATAACTTTGACCGCCAGATTATTATTCCGCCCATTATTTTTAACGGTATAGCGTATGACGATCCGGGGAGCGGAAATAACCCAGGAGGCACGCGATACACGGGTTATGGTTTTGAAGTTCGCAAAAACGGCGTATTAATCGCATCCAGAGAAACTAAAGGGGCCATTCCCGGTAGTTACAGTGCAGTTATTGATATGCCTAGTGGTGGTGGTAGCGTCACTCTGGAGTTTAAGATTTTCCAGAAAGGCAATCAGGGGGCAGGCAATATCACCGACTGTACGGTGATTGTGACCAAAAAAGCTGCTTCCGGCATCAGTATTCGTTGAAATATTTATAACCCCAATACGGGCGCCAGAAATGGCGCCTTTTTTATTTTCGGAGCGGATATGGCAATACAGATCTCCGGGATACTGAAAGACGGTACCGGAAAAGCGGTGCAGAACTGCACCATTGAGTTAAAGGCAAAACGGACCAGCGCCACGGTGATTGTGCATACGGTGGCGTCTCATGATCCGGATAAAGCCGGGCGTTACAGCATGGCGGTGGAGCCGGGGCAGTACCAGGTCTCATTACATGTACAGGGCTGGCCGCCGTCATACGCAGGTATCATCAGCGTGTATCAGGACTCGAAGCCAGGCTCGCTGAATGATTTTCTGGGGGCCATGACGGAGGATGATCTGCGTCCGGAAGCATTACGCCGTTTTGAACAGATGGTGGATATTGTCGCCCGTCAGGCCGAAGCCACAACCGGAGACATGCAGAAAGCCGGGCAGTACGCGGAGAAAGCGGGACGGCTGGCCACACAGGTGGAGGGGCTGGCTGGTGAGGTGCAGCAGAAGGCCACTGCGGTGGCGGAAAGTGAGCGTAATACCCGGCAACTGGCGGAAACCGTTGCGCAGCGTGCCGGTGATACTGAGCGTGTCGCCGGAGAAGCGAGGGAGAGTGCGGCACAGGCGGGACAGCATGCACAGAAAGCACAGCAGAATGCAGGTCAGACAGCGAAGGATGTACTGACAGTCACCAATGCCCGTGATGCGGCAGTGCGTGCCCGCGAAGGGGCGGAATCTGCGCTGGCAGCCACTGTACAGCAGGCCGGAATAGCCACACAGCGGGCTGAAGAAGCCGGTAATGCAGTGAAACAGGCAACCCGCCAGGCAGAATTAACGACAACCGCCAGGAACGAGACTGTATCTGCCAGGGATGAAACAGCCGCCTTTGCCCGGGAAGTGGCGGACTCTGTTTCGCAGATAAACCAGAAAATGACAACGGCCACCGGTGCGGCAGAGCGTGCAGAAAAAGCGGCTGACACAACCACGACGAACGCAGAGAAGGCTGCCGCCAGCGCGGGGAACGCCGCGAAAGACCGTGAAGCAACACAGACGCTGACACAGCGGGCGGAAACGGCAGCCGGACGGGCAGAAGAAATTGCCGGAGCCTTTAATCTGGAAGATGCCAGTCTGGAGAAAAAGGGGATTGTCCGGCTGAGCAGCGCCACGGACAGCGACAGTGAAACGGAAGCGGCAACCTCAAAAGCAGTTAAAAAAGCCATTGAAATAGCGGGGCAGAAATATACTGCGCAGGATGCCACCACGACTCAAAAGGGTGTTGTTCAGTTAAGTAGTGCTACAGATAGTGACAGTGAAACAGAAGCTGCAACGCCGAAAGCTGTCAGGGCAGCGTATGATCTGGCGAACGGAAAGGCCCCGTCCGTTCATACGCATGCATGGAATCAGGTCGCCGGTGTGCCAGCAGCTTCATTGACAGCAAGGGGGATCACCCAGCTCAGCAGTGCCACCAACAGCGTGTCTGAAACCCTTGCCGCGACACCGAGGGCAGTTAAGGCGGTCATGGATGAAACGGGCCGGAAAGCGCCATTAAACAGCCCGGCATTAACAGGAACGCCAACCGCACCGACTGCGGAACAGTCTGTCAACAATACACAGATTGCCACCACGGCTTTTGTGAAGGCAGCCATTGCGGCAATGGTGGCATCGGCACCTGCGGCACTGGATACACTGAACGAACTGGCGGCAGCGCTGGGTAACGACCCGAAGTTTGCGACAACCATGCTGAATGCGCTGGCAGGTAAACAACCGCTGAATGGACAACTGACGGCGTTCAGTCAACTGGCTGGCACACCAGACACCCTGCCGTACTTTGACAGTAAACGGCAGTTATCGCTGACGAATATTTCTGAAGCCGCGCGAACGCTTCTGGCGATGACGACAAAAGAAGCGATGCAGGAGCATTTGGGCGGAGGACAGGGGAGTGTGACCGCCGGACAATTGATGGAAATACTGGCGGGAGGTGGAGTGGAAAGTCCGGCCCCGGGGAGCCTGATTCTGGCTGTATATATCGGTCCCTTTCCGGAAACGTCAGCGTCCCCCGTGACAACTATACGCGGGCGTCCTTGTCAGGGGTCACTACTGAGGACTGTTGATATATGCCTGGATAACAAGAGTGCAGGTAATGCAATTGTGGCTATTGATTCAAGGTCTTTGCCCGGCACATATAAACCCTTATCAGGCAGCAGAAGCGCCCAGAGCTTCACTAAAACAGGAAAAACCCCAAAAGCTGCTATCAGCTTATTTATACGCGTGGCATAACAGATGAATATTAAAAAATTTGAAATAAAAAACGCACGCCGTCTGAGTGATGGCGGTATTGACTGTGAAGTGCTGTTTGAGGGAGAAACGGAATATATCCCCTATACAGCGACTGCCACGGATATCGCAGAAACGGGTAAGGCAGTCTGGCAGGCGCTGCAGGATGGACTTGCCGGAGACATCGCGCCGTTCGTGATGACACCGGAGCAGCTTGACGAAATACGTCAGAATAAACACGCTGAAATCAGTCAGTGGCGTGATGAGCAGGAAAACGCCGGTATTATTTTTGAATGGAATGGCCACCGCTGGGATGGCGGAAAAATTTCACGAAGTCGTCTGGCACCGGTTGTTGCTGTGGCACAGGCCGGTGCCCTTCCGGCGGGCTTTTTCTGGACGGATGCAGATAACCAGGATGTCACCCTCACGCCGGAAGAACTGGTACAGCTTGACGCGGCCATGCTTCAGGCAATGGTCATCCGTGGTTTTCAGATACACGAACGCCAGCGGCAGATGAAAGAGGAAGTGGCAGAGCTGGACAGCGCCGACGCCATTCGCCGTTATATCGTGGGATGGGGCAATGAGTAAATTCACCACTCCGGCCGTACTGGAAATGCTCGACGATTATCGCTGGCGGCTGGTTGAACCGTTTGAGTTTTGGCTGACGGATAACCCCGCAGATGTGATTGAGGTTCCGGCGGGGTATGTCACAGACCTTGCCAGCGTACCGCGCATTCTCTGGTCTGTATTCCCGCCGCACGGACGTTATGCCAAAGCGGCGATTATTCACGACTGGCTGTACGACAACGCGCTCAGGACAAAGCGCGAAGCGGATAAAATTTTTCTCGACGCGATGTGTGTGCTGGGAGTTTCCCGCTGGCGCAGGATGCTGATGTACTGTGCGGTCAGACTGTTCGGGCGGGGGAATTACAGGTCAGACAGACATAATGCAGGACAGAGCTGAGAAATAAAAAAAATCCCGCACTCGTGAGCTGTGCGGGAAAACCCGAAACTAAAACTATGTAGTAATCTGCCAGTTGTTGCTACCAGCGTAGGTATTTTTTCCTGGTTTTTAAATGACAGCAATCCTTTATTTATATATTTTACTTAAAATAGATATTTTTAATGTAAAAAATCCCGTATCACAACAGGAGTAGTGATACGGGAAAATTGTATGAGGATTTGTGCTGCTGAACTGCAGCACAGACATGAGATAAATTATTATAATCCGAAAATATTACTGCTGTTCTTTTTGCATAATCAATATGTTTACACAAAAATGTTTATTATTTGAAATTCAATAAAAAAGCCCGTGCCCACAGAAGAGCACGGGTGAGAAAGGCTGCCTCTAATTAATATCAAGTCTTACTATGGACGCTATATTTTTACAAAATTGTTACAGTAAATGCAATGCCAATTTTTAACGTCACAGCGTACTGCGCATTCTCTGGTCCGTATTCCCGCCGCACGGACGTTATGCCAGGGCGGCGATTATTCACGACTGGCTGTACGACAACGCGCTCAGGACAAAGCGCGAAGCGGATAAAATTTTTCTCGACGCGATGTGTGTGCTGGGGGGGCCCGCTGGCGCAGGATGCTGATGCACTGTGCGGTCAGACTGTTCGGGCGGGGGAGTTACAGGCCAGCCAGGCATAATGCAGGACAGAGTCGAAAAATAAAAAAAAGCACAGTGATGATATGTGGGAATTCTAAAGGAAGGATTACAAATTCTGGCTACCATATCTTAGCCACTTCATTATCAATGTGCTTTATTGGTTTTTCAATTCGTTAATTATGTAATTTTGTTAAAAGTAAAATATAAAGAGCAAAAAAAATCCCGTAGCTCAACAAGTTACGGGGATATTAAGGAAAACAAATGTGAAGAAATATATATGCACTTCAAGAAGTAAGGTGATCTTACTACAACATCCCCGAATATAGCAATGGATAAAAAAATCCCGCATCCAAGTGGTGATGCGGGCACGTTACTTAGTGTCAGAATACGTAAATTATCACGGATGAGCATAAGTATATGTCTTTATCATTTTGTTTTGCAACTACTGAATCACCAAAAAATCCCGTATCACACTGCCTCTTGTGATACGGGAATGTTGCATGAAGATTTGTGCTGTTGACCTGCAGCACAGTTGTGGAGATTTTATTGTTATAGGCTATATAATAGTACATCTATTCACTCTGACTCTTCAATGTTGTTTTTACATAAAAATATTAAATAATATTGTTTTTCAGCGTAGCCGGGTAAACAGGCATGTTCTGATGAAAAACTGGTAGTGTAAGGTTTTCGGCAACAAAGAAGTAAAAAGAAACTGCACACAGCCTCAGATGTATGTTAGATAAATATTTAAATAATGCAAACTAAATAAATTAATTATATATTGTAATAAATTATGTTTTTTTGTATAAAACAAACAAATAAAAAAATCCCGCATATAAATACGGGATAAACAGTGATATTATATAAATAATATTATTTTAACATATAGTATTACATACATGCCTGCTTTAAGCAAGTTCTGACAATAGGGTGGAGGATAGCATTTGTCCTGTTGCATTATTTTTTCATGGTTTTCGAATATGGCTGATATCCTATATATGGAATAAGATAGTACAAACATATTATAAAAAATACATCAGCATGTGCGAAAATGATGTAGCTGGTATATCCTGACTTGTCACAAAAGTTCTTTCCAGATTTCTTATTATATTTAAGGAAGTTTCGTCATATGTTTTCTGTTTACTGTTTCACAGCATTATTATAAGAATAGACTGATTAAAAAAGAGTATGGCTAATTTATTTCAGGGGGCTTAATAAAGCTACGGTATGCAAAAGACTTCAGTATGCGTTACTGTTTTGCAACTTGCTAAACAGTAACTTACGTTATAATGGGGTGCTTAATTATATGTTCTTTATCTTTTCTATTGGCATTATTGGTAATGTATTCTTGATTTGTGGTTTCTGTTTGCTTATAAAAAGGGTATATGGAGGAGGGGATAATATGAATAAAAAAACAATAGCTTTCTTGTGTACTCTTATAATAACTGGTTGTTCAAATGGAATAGGGGATTCACCTTCTCCGCCCGGAAAGAATGTGGAATTAGTAGGAATTCCAGGACAAGGTGTTGCAGTAGGTTCTGGAGCTGTGTCTTCAACAGCAGGAGGTGGTAGTTCTGGCTTTCCTGAAGTTTCAATAATGAGTACCGGAGGTGCACTGATTACTGTCTGGGCAAGGCCTGTTCGTAACTGGCTTTGGGGATACACTCCTTTTGATTCAGTAAGTTTTGGCGAAAACCGGAACTGGAAGGTTATGGATGGTAAAGATGCCGGAACAGTGAAATTTGTTAATGTTGCCCAGGGTACTTGTATGGAGGCATTTAAAAACGGAGTTATACATAATACCTGTGATGATAATTCTCTATCTCAGGAGTTTCAGTTGCTGCCATCTACAAATGGTAACGTACTAATAAGAAGCAGTGCACTGCAGACATGTATCAGAGCAGATTATTTAAGCAGAACGATACTGTCACCATTTGCTTTTACAATTACTCTTGAGAAATGCCCCGGAGCTAAGGAGGAAACACAAGAAATGCTATGGGCAATTAGTCCACCTGTAAGGGCTGCGAAACCGAACCTGATAAAACCTGAGTTAAGGCCATTCAAGCCGTTGCCAATCCCATCTCATGATAAACCGGGAGAATGGAGAGGATATGAATAAGTTATTATTTTGGCTAATGCTGATACCGGCGGTTTCTTTTGCCGATCTAAGTGATTTTAAAGTTGCAACCTGGAATTTACAGGGGTCAAGTGCCTCTACAGAAAATAAGTGGAATACGCATGTACGACAACTTGTTACGGGGAACGGTGCTGTCGATATTCTGATGGTCCAGGAGGCTGGTTCGGTACCATCTTCGGCTACACTGACTGAGCGTGAATTTAGCACGCCTGGCATCCCAATGAATGAGTATATCTGGAATACAGGAACAAATAGTCGCCCACAACAATTGTTCATTTATTTTTCTCGTGTTGATGCTTTTGCTAACCGAGTAAATCTGGCGATAGTATCTAACAGAAGAGCCGATGAGGTAATTGTATTATCTCCTCCAACGGTTGTATCGCGCCCGATTATTGGAATAAGAATTGGTAATGACGTTTTCTTTTCAACCCATGCACTGGCAAACCGGGGGGTAGACTCTGGAGCAATTGTTAACAGTGTTTTTGAATTTTTCAACAGACAAACGGATCCGATAAGACAGGCTGCTAACTGGATGATTGCAGGCGATTTTAACCGTTCTCCTGCCATGTTGTTTTCAACTCTTGAGCCTGGTATACGTAATCACGTAAATATTATTGCCCCGCCAGACCCTACACAAGCCAGCGGTGGTGTTCTTGATTATGCAGTTGTTGGAAATTCAGTGAGCTTCGTGCTCCCACTGTTGAGGGCTTCATTGTTATTCGGATTATTAAGGGGACAGGTTGCCTCTGATCACTTCCCGGTTGGCTTTATTCCTGGAAGAGGAGCACGATGATGAGAACAATTATTGTAGTTTTTGCTTTACTCCTGGCAGGATGTACTTCTGATGTAACGAACCAGCGAAATTTTATAACTCAGTTTAATGGAGGTACTGCTCCAGTGGATCCTGAACCCGGTCCTGTACTGGTTAATATCAGAAATGTTCTTACTGGAGGCATAATCAGAAACCCTGTTGGAAGTGGTTTTAATGTAAATAATTGGGTTATATCAGGAGTAAAAACTAATGATCCGGATTTAATCTCAGCCCCTGGTGGACATATTCAGATTAAAAACCCTGGTGGCAATGAATGTCTTGCAATTCTAAATGGGCAATTAGCAGTAGCTAAAAAGTGCACTGAAAGCAATCGTAATACATTATTTACATTCATAACTAGTGATACAGGTGCTGTGCAAATCAGGTCAATTGGAAATGGGCAATGCCTGGGGAATGGGGAAAGTATTACTGATTTCAGATTAACAAAATGTGTTGATGATCTTGGGCGTCCTTTTGATACGGTGCCGCCGGGGTTACTCTGGATGCTGAATCCACCATTATCTCCGGCAATAATGTCTCCATTAACGATCTGATCTGGAAACCGCAGACACGTCGTATGCAAGAACGCGCTGCGGTTGGCTGGTTAACTTTCGATAGTGCGAGTATTGAATGATTGCCAGCCGGAATAGATTCTAATGGAAAGTATTTAGGGGGGCAATTTGCAGTTCACGGATTGGGTGTTTTTAGGATTTTTTGTGGTGGCAAAAATGGGGCAAAAAGTCGCAAAAGGGGCAAAAATGGGGCAAATAAAGAGTGGGTTATTGTAGCTTATTGTAGTAGCTGATATTGTTTAACGCTTTGAAAAATAAATAAAATATTTATGTGTCAGATGGTTGTGATTTTTGCCCTTACTTGTTCAGGTTGTATTGTTCTTTCTTTGTAATTTGTTGATTTTCTTGCATTATTTCAGTTCTCTGGTACTAAATGGGGCATATTGAGGGCAAACTTTGCAACTACGATAACCGCGCATTCAACATGGCTACCTGTTCGTCGTTCATGTCATCAATCCACATACCGTAAATTTCATACACCATCTGCGCAGTTTCATGCCCCATCTGGCTGGCTATAAATGCCGGGTTCGCTCCTGCCGTCAACAGCCAGCAGGCAAAAGTATGTCGCGTATGGTACGGATTACGGCGGCGAATACCAGCACGTTTTACTGCTGCATTCCATCTTGCTCCCAAATAGTCGTAGTGAAATCTGATGGGAAAGCCTTGCTTAGCATGCTGGTGTTGCGCTACCCGTACAGGATGCGGTAACACAGGAAGAAATTAGAACAGAAACTGTGGCGGACATTGTGCATTCGTTGCCAGGCGGAGAAATAGAACGCTACAACAAGTGCAGAATATAATTTTTCGCAAGTGCCAGAATAGCGATATTATGCAGTGTTTTTTAGTTTTCTATCAGGGGATATTTTGTGAAACTTTTCGGTGAATAAAATAATTCTCTGTAATAAATGATGGGTATGGTTGGTGGTTATATTTGCGCATGGAAATATTACATTGGATATGAATGTATTTCAAATGAAAGAACCATGACACCCGAATGGAGTTAGGGATTCATTACGTATCTAATCTAAAGAATAAGAAAAATACTTAATTCATTGTGGGTGGTGGTGATATCTTGATATGTAAAAATGGTTCTCTTAATAAGATGTAACTAGCTTATTACTTATCCATAGCACAAGAAATGGTCCTGTATCTGCGTTGCCATGAAATAAGATAGGCCTAAATGTAATAAAGAGTTGCATGACAAAATTACTAAAGTTCACAATAAAAAAGAATTAAGTTTTTTGTTCAAGTATTTTTTTAGTGTATTGTTTTGAAATGTTCTACGCTGCTCTAACCTTCAGTCTGAAGAGGGCTTGAATCGTGATGTCAGTTCGATTGACATAATGTTATTAATAATGTTTACGTTTGAATGTGAAATATGCTTAACTATGCCTTGATTGTTAATCACAGGGACTGACTATGAGAAAAATACTGGTGTATTTATGTATTAGCATATGGATTGTTATATCATGCGTGCCTATCATATTAACTAGCGAGTATTTAACAGAGGCGAGTATAATGGCATTGATGTTTGGTCATGCCAATGCACTATGTATTGGGGTTTTTATTTCTATTATTTATATAGAATGCTGGAGGTAAATAGTGTGAACAGCATTAGTTTGATGATTTTATACTGAACTAAAGGGGGAAAGAGGTAACGAAAAAAGACCTCCACCAGGTACGAATCTGAGGCGGGCAGATGGAGGTCGATATCTACACGATTAAATTGATAAGTAAAAGCCCCATCAGGGATTGATTTGTTCGAGTCTAATTTAAAGTAATTTCAACGATTTGGCAGAATTTCTTAGAGTTAATGATTTTCAAGTTTTCGATTACCAGGAAAAAGGCTGGGTGCTGATAAAATAGTCATCTGCATTCCTTAAATTGTGTAAGGGTGAAAGGATAAAGTTCAATTTAAAGGCGGTGCAATATTAGCACCATCTTATATATGTAATGATTGATTTGCCTCTTTATTCTACTGTTGAGATTATTGTTTCCGAAAATTGATTATTATAAGCGCGAAAAGAAATGCTACAGCAAATAAGAGGACGATTGTCGGCGCTGGGGCTCTGTCGAGAAAATATAATAACCATACACCTGATATTGTTATTGATATCGTTACGGCGATAAGTAATGCCTTATGAAAGCGATGCGTGATGAGGACAGCAATAGACCCTGGAGCTATTAATAGTATATAGACAGAATAATTCCGACTGCTTTTAATGTGGCAAAAATGGTAGGCGATACCATGCAGAGTAAACCGTAATGTAATAATGATATCTGTAATCCGCTGACTTGTGCCTGTTGATAGTCAAGACAAAAATTCCTGAAAAAACGATACCTATAATGGTATCTTTCTTTATGATGCTATTATCTTTCAGATAGCCAGTTGCAATTGCACAAGACAGTCCTACAATAAATGCACCAATTCCCAGCGGCATACCTATAATCCAGGCTAGAACTATGCCAGGAAACATTGCGTGGTTCAT